TCGTCATTTTATCCAATCGCTCTAATTCAAATTGTAACACAATCCGGTCAAAGGGTAAATTGTGCGCAACGAGAACCCTCTCCCCAAGGAAGAAATTTGTTATCTCTTCTAACCTCGCAACAAATGGTTTCTTGTCTTTCAGCATATCATCTGTCAGACCAGTGATCTTGGTCACCTTGGGGTCAAGCGGTATTCCAGGATTGATGAGTAATTCAAGCATGGAAATTTCTTTGAGCTGGTGATCCAATTTGATTGCACCAAATTCAGTTATGCGTGGCTGGAGATTTATATCGGCACCATCAGCAAGAGGAAGACCTGTTGTTTCTAGATCAAATACTATCATCATATTTTTCCATATCTTTTATCAATTCTGATAAATTAATTTTTTTATTTTGGGCTTGATCTAGTTCCTCTTGGACAAAACAATATACACCAGCATCATGAATGCTATCCTGATGAGGATTATAAAAATCTTTAGAATAACGTACCATTTTTACCATTATGAGATTAAAAATAGACCATCTTGCCATATCAACTTCCGTTTTAAGATCAATCCCATCAGGAAACATTTCAGCCATTACTTTGGCATGTTTTATATAGCTATCTCCATAAATTGCTCTTCTTTCAACAAATGTTTTAAGGGCATCATTTATTAACGCATCAGCTCTTTTTAATTTCATCGCTGCCCTCCTGCAAGATCAATTTGAGTGCCTGACATATAATCAGATTTCCCACTAACAAAAAAATTGCAAATGTGGGCAATTTCTTCTGGTTGAAGCCAATTGTGTTTAGGTAATGTAGTCCCCCAGTAATTTTCAGCTTCTTTTCTGGAAAGATTTCTGAACCTCATAAGACCTTTAATCGTCTCTTCTGTCATGGGAGTGTCCTCTGTGTTGCTTGGGTGTAAGGTTATAACATTGTAACCTTTAGGAGCTAACTCCCAAGCTATGCATTTTGAAAAATGAGCTATCGCTGATTTGGATGCACAATAGACTGATGAGCCATTTAGCACGTTTTTATAAGCCATAGAGCCTATGAATATTATGTATTTTTTATTAGAGCTATTTATAGTTGCTTGAACGAATTGATTAACAGATCTTACTGAAGCCAAGAATGTATCGTTGATCATTCTTTCTATTTCAATGTCATTCAAATTTTCAATCCATTCTAAACATGTTTCATTTCCCCTTAATTGCTGGCATCATTAGCTCCCTGTTCATAACCATCATCAAATTCGTTTTTAGATTCTGCCACTGCATTTTCTAAATCGATCTCTAGCATGTCTTTCTTTTCTTCAAGCTCTTCATACATGTTTGCATTTTCCAGAGCCTCAGCCAATTTGTCTTTGAGTGTTGATCGGATGTCAAGAACGCGAGCAACCTTTTCTCCGTCAATTTCAATGTCGTTTCCTACCAGATAGATGTTCATTAGGAATCTCCTTTCTCTGTTTCATTATTTTGTAATCCATCACAACAATGAATAATCCCATTAATACATCCGTCATAGGGA